TCCCAATTTAATTCCTTTTTGGCTAATGATATATCAGGCTTACGCATCAATGGGTCATCTTGCGGTAATGGCTTAAACACAACTTGCGATTTGGTTTCTACTTTAGAAAGCACTAATGCGGCTAATTCAATCATATCAAACTCAGATGGATTGCCTAAATTAACTGGGGTGTGTATATCACCATTCATAAGCAAAATAAAACCGTCTATGAGGTCATCTACATAACAAAAACTTCTAGTTTGCGTTCCATTGCCGTAAATTGTTAAATCTTTGCCTTTAAGAGCCTGCACAATAAAATTACTAACAACACGACCATCATCGGGATGCATACGAGGACCATAAGTATTAAAAATGCGTGCAATTTTAATGTCAAGGTTATACCGTCTATGGTAGTCCGCAAATAACGTTTCAGCACACCGCTTGCCCTCATCATAACAACTCCTTATGCCTGTCGTATTGACATTACCAAAATAACTTTCAGTCTGTGGATGTTCTAAAGGGTTGCCATACACTTCGCTGGTGCTTGCTTGCATAATCTTGGCTTTATTGCGTCTTGCCAAATCAAGCATATTGATTGCGCCATAAACATTAGTCTTTACTGTCTTAATTGGATTGCGTTGATAGTGAACTGGACTTGCAGGACAAGCAAGGTTGTAAATTTCATCCACCTGCATATCTATTGGCTCACTAATGTTATGTTTAATGAACTCAAAGTTAGGATTGTCTTTTAGGTGGTATAAATTGCTACCATTACTACTGTAATAGTTATCTATCCCAATGACGTAATAATTTAAAGACAGCAAGCGGTCTACTAGGTGTGAACCTAAAAACCCTGCCGCCCCTGCTACAAGGGCTCGTTTCATTAGTCAGTTCCCCATACATCACGGCAGTAAACTTTGCCATGCAGTCCGTAAAGGTTTCCATCCATTCTATTGGCAACAATAACATCTGACATAGATGTAAATGCTTCCAAGTCGTTAATAAGCGGATATTTGCTATCAAACTCATCAATGGTTGGCTCGTAGATAATAACCTCTATTCCAGCCCTATATAATTTCAGCATGACATCTTGTATAGCAGACGACCTAAAGTTATCTGAACCTGACTTCATTATTAGCCTATAAATACCCACTACCTTAGGCTTCCTATCTAATATGCGTGATGCGATAAAGTCTTTGCGTGTTTCGTTTGATTCTACGATTGCGCTAATAATCTTTTGTGGCACCCCTTTGTAATTGGCTACAAGTTGCTTGGTGTCTTTAGGAAAACAATATCCACCATAGCCCAAAGATGGGTTGTTGTAATGCATACCAACTCGGCCATCTTGACATACCCCATCAATAATCATGCGACTGGATAAGCCTTTAATGTCCGCATAGGTATCTAGTTCGTTAAAAAATGACACACGCATAGCCAAGTAAGCATTAGAAAATAACTTAACGGCTTCTGCTTCCGTGTTAAATGAATGAATAGCCCAACTAGACTTTACCGCCCCTTGTTTCATTAGTTTGGCAAACTTCCTTGAGGCTTTACCGCACTCGCCAACAATAATCCGTGATGGGTATAAACAATCCTGCAAAGCCCTACCCTCACGCAAGAACTCAGGCGCAAAGAATATGTTATCAATACCATACTTTTCTTTAAGTGAGTCCGTATAGCCTACTGGCACAGTTGATTTAATAACCATGGTTGCATCAGGATTGTAAGCAATGACTTGTTCTACAACTGTTTCAATGGTGCTAGTGTCAAAGTAATTTGTATCAGGGTTGTAGTCGGTTGGTGTTGCAATAACTACAAACTCAGCGTCTTTATACGCATCAACTTTATCTAGTGTAGCCCTAAGATTTAAATTCTTTGTTTCCAAGAACTGAGTTATTAAGTCGTCATGTAATGGGGATTTTTTGTCGTTGATTAAATCCACTCGTTCTTTAACTATATCTAAAGCCACTACTTCATTATGTTGAGAAAGCAGGACTGCATTAGCCAGCCCTACATAGCCAGTACCAACAACTGTGATTTTCATTTAGGTAATTTTTCCAAAGAATATGTGTAAAGAAAAACATTCTTACGCCCCATGCCTACATGAGGGATTAGTTCTCTAGTGACGTATCTTTGTTTTTTTAGATAGCATAAAGCCATTGAGACTTCATTTGCTTTTAGATTTGTTGCTTCTTTAAGTTGAAAAGCGGTAAGGGGTTTGTTTTCTTTCTTAAATGCTTCCCTTACCTTGTATGCCGCATTAGCCATTTATATCCCCTGTGTTAGTTCTAGTGGATATATTACAGCCACCATAATATATGTCAAGACAGTTTGCTTAGAATGTCATGATAAAGTTCGCTTGGTGTGATTTCCAAGAAAGCCATATCTATCATTAAAGCGAATACAAATAGACTGACACCCATAACTACATAATCAAATAATTTACTCATCATTTAAATCCTCATCTGTGAACATGGAATGTAATTCATCCCAGTTAATGTCATTTATGTGTATAAAATCTTTTAAGTAAGCAGGTAGGTTTTCAATATCCGCCTCTACTACTTCTCTTGCCATGAAAACATCATCATTACTTTCTGGATTGAACCAAAGGTTAATTAACCAAGTTTCACGATTTGTAAATCCGTTGTATGACATATTAAACCTCCAGTTCTTTTAAAAGATTAGATGCGGCATCAACCCAGTTCCAGTTGATGTTTTGTTGTCTGTGGTCTTGTACCGCTTGTTTCATATCGTTAGCAGTAGCAAAGTGTTTTTGTAGGTTAGTCATTAAGTCGCCAGTTGTCATAGTTTTGGTCCTTTGTATGTTATGCCGTATTAGCATAAGATGTATTATAATACGAACTACTAAAAGTGTATATATTAGTCCAATAAAACCATATATTCTTTTGGAAAGTTTCTGCGAAACCACTCACAGCCCTGTTGCACCATCTTATAGTTACCAATCATCTCGGCACCAATGATGCAGTCATACACCGCTACTGCTTCGGGGGTTAATAATACTGTGCCACCACCTAGTCTATTGGTTACTGAAACAGGTTCTTTATCTAAAATTATGCAGTCAAATGGTAAGTCCATATTGTTCCCCTTATAGATAGTGAGCGTATTGTTTGAAAAGGTCTTGCACATTGATTAACGCTTGTTTGGTAAAGCCACCTACATGCCAGTTTTTAATGTCATCCATTGGCATACCACCATTACCGCAGTAATTAAAACCGTTCTTGTAGTTGTAAATGGTCGCAATGGTGCCGTCATCAAATTCAATATCCCATTCAGCATCAATCTTGTAACCGTCACCCTCGTTTGGCTCACCAAATAATTGCACAAGGTCGTAGTAGTTAGCCGAGATATAACCTTGTAAGCATGTTCCGTTAATGTTTACGTTGTCTGTCTTGTAGTGCATTTGTGGCTCATTTCCAATGTGTTGCATTTCGTTGTGTTCAATATCTAATTCGCTAAAATAACCCATGATAGTTTCCTTTATAGGGGGACAAGCCCCCCGTTTAGTTTAGAAGTTGTAGTCGTAGAATTTGCAAGGTTTGTCTGATAGGTAGTATTTGTTGCGATACTTGTCTTGCCAAATACCTTTTACATTTTTTCTTATTCTAATAATTGGGCGGTCAGTATTTGATGTGATAATCCATTCTTGGGCATTATCACTATGGGCAGAGAAACCGCCAACTTGGAATGATGTTTTAACAGCAGGGTCTTTTTCAGCATCCATTGCACGAATTTCAATGGTTTTTTCTGAAACGTGGTTAATGATTTCAAATGGGTTTACATCTGACCAACCGTGATGATTTGCATATTTCATAGTTTTATTCCTTTGTTTAAGTTTAGTATGTCCTTGTGACATGAGATGTATTATATATCAACTAAGCAAAAGTACACATTTTTGACAAAATAATTTAAATCTTTTTTTAGACCAAAAAAAACCCCAATTAAGGGGCTATAAAGAGGGTGGGGCAACACCCTAAGGTCGGACTATGAAACCGAAAGCATTTTAAGTTTGCTCAAAACAAGTATTGCCCCGAAAGGGTGAGGATGTTCTACCAAAGCGAAGGCTTTGTGCAGGTCGTTACCGATACTGCCATCCCCATTGAAACTAAAACGGTATATCGTCAGGCATGCTTTCAAAATCTGTTGGGTCGGTATTACCCGCACCTTGATTTGTAGGCTGTGAACCTGCGCCTTGTGGTTTATCTGACTTACCTCCAAGGAACTGCACTTTATCAGCGTTTATACGAGTTGTATATCTATCCGCACCTGTTGTCTTATCTTGCCATTTTTCTGTCTTTAGGCGGCCTTGCACATACACTTGTGAGCCTTTAATAAGATATTCACCGCATAACTCAGCAAGTTTACCAAACACGGATACATTAACCCATTCCGTGCCTTCTTTTTTAACACCGCTTTTGTCTCGAGTTTCCCATCCGCAAGCAAGGGCTAGGTTTGCGACTGCATCCCCATTAGGTGTGAAACGCATATCTACATCTTTACCTAGTCTACCAATAAATTGGCATTGATTTAAGTCATTACTCATTTGTCATCTCCCAAAAATCTTTCAATAAAATTATCAACCTCACTTAAAAACTCAACCACGGCAATATGCATCTCGCTGATAAATTCCTCGTCACGATAACAGCGTTTTACAAATAGTCGTTTCTTGTACTGCAACCTTGGGTCAAAACTTACAAAGTCGCACCATTGTCTGCCTGTTACCCACAACTGACATTGGATTTGTTTGTAGTACTTAGACGGCACTTTATCATCATCCACATAATCTAGGTGGGTTGTTGTATTTGGGCATTTAATTTCCACTAGCCCATCTTCACCAACTAAACCATCGGGCGAAACTCCCACATACGGAATTGTTGGATGGTGCCAAAAGCCTGTTTTATCCACCAGCACATCATGCTCCAGTTCGTATGCCATTCTTGCATAGGGCTCTTGTTCTACACCCCATTCCATAGCGGCATTCATATAACTTTCTTGCCCTTGACGGGTTAATCGTTCGGCAATAACACGCATTTTATATTTCCTGCGTGTTTCGGACTCGCCCGACTTACCTTTAGACATAATATCAGCAACGCAACTAGCGGTTACATGACCAAGCCTTAGTTCTTTCCATAACTGAGTGCCCTGTTCTACATTCTTAGGGTCAATTATTACTTGAACAGTATTGTCTTGGCTTTCGTGTGTTTGTTCTATGGTTAATGTACTCATGACTGCACCGCTACTGATAACTCAGCCTTACGTTTGTCTTTAGCAATTTCAAGGGCTTTTTGTGCCGCTTTGTTATCTGTGCATTTTTTTAGTCCAGCAATAAATGTGTTTTTTAACTCATCAAGGTTAGCCGCTTTATTGATTTCCAAGAATATTGGCTCTAAGTCTATTGGTTCAGGTTCAACAGACGGCAAATCCTCACCGCTGTATATGTAGAGACCAATTCCAAAGGTAGCAATACATTTAGCCAAGCAACGCATGGTTGCATCACTAATTTTACGGGTATCAGGGTTTGTAATAGCATTGTTGCGGTTATCCATCACAGGTAATTGCATCCGCATTGTTTTACCAAAAGCAGTAACATTACAAAATACCATCACGGTATCGTTCCAAACTTTAGGCTCAGGGAATTCCCATGTGGCTGATGGGTCGTTTAATAAAAGAGTGTCCACCGCCCATGCCCATGATAGGTATGTTAGGTTGCCTTTCTTTTCAGTAAACTCATTGACATTGATTTCGCGTAGTTCTTTAAATGTTTTCATAGTATTTTGTCCTTGTATTGTATTAGTTGTAGTCATAATCACCACCGCCTAGTGTGCTGTTATATAAACCTGCGGCCTCGGCATAAGACCATTCCTCAAGTTTTGCTACGATTGCGTTCATTACACATAAACCTAAGTTTGCATAATCACGCTGTTTCATTAAGTGTTCTATTTTGTCTCTGCTGTTATCTAAACAACGAGCATTTAGCGCATCCATAAAATTATCAAACTGCTCTACACTAAACTTACCATTGGATAGTTCCAACGCTTTGTCTTTTATAGCCGTATCAACTTGTTCGTTTGATATAATCGGCTCCTTTATTTTCTCTGTCATAGTTTTCCTTTAGTTAGCACTAACAAGTGTTAGTAAGATATATTATAATCCAACTAAGATAAAAAGGTAACAAATGTTAAAACTTATTTTGCCCTATCCGCCTAGCGTAAACACCTATTGGGGCTTCCGTGGCTCTCACCGATTTTTAACCGATAAAGCCAAAACATTTAAGCAGGAAGTTTGGGTTGCCTATGTAAATTCCAAACACAAGGGCTTTGGTTCTCAAAGATTATCCGTTGGCATATCACTTCATGCGCCCGATAAAAGAATACGAGATATTGATAATGTAATTAAAAGCCTATTGGATGCTTTGTGCCAAGCAGGGGCTT